AATGCGCAGGGTGGTTGACGGCATCGTGCTTCGGGACGCCGGGCAACGTGCGCTGCGTCCAATTCGCGCTCGTATCGTCCAGCGCTTCCGGTCTGATCGACCCGGCAGCAAAGCGGCTCTGCGGGCGGCGCGTGGCGTCGTGATCAAGCGTGCGTTCGTTGTCCATGCTGTTATTCACTGTGCTTTGAGTTTTGAAGGAGGGGCCCACCCATACCGACGCCACGTCGCTTGTACGTCAGTGGATGGGGACGGGCTGTATTGAAACCTGGGATCGGTGATCGGGATCGCGGGCCGCTGTTGTGCGGCTGGCGGGGTTGTGGGTTGATGTTTCATCGCAACGTGCATCCTTTTCAACGTTGGGAAAGCTTGCTTAAGCCGTACAGCGCAATCAGCGTCGCTTCGGCTGGGCCATCGTCTTTGACGCGGGAAAACTTAGCCGCGTGGTCGGGGTAAAGCTTTGCCGCAATACTGCGCGCCTCTGACTTTGTGTCCGCTTTGGTTTGGTCTTCCTGGCGGCGGATCCCGTACAGCGCTTTCCAGGACGCCGGAGCCACCAGCTCAAACGGGATCTGGTGCGCGTGCAGGATGCCGTGCACCAAGCCACAGTTCACGCCAAACTGGAATTGCCCTGCCTGCCTGGGGCGGGATGAAACGACCTCCACAAAAGCGTGGGTGGCGTTGAGCTTGCGCAAAGTTTCAGCCAACGCCGCGCCATCCAACTGCGTGGACGTTTTGCCATTCTTTTTGGTCTGGCGCGTCGGGAAGTGCTGCGCGTCCAAAAATTTGCCAGCGTGGTCAATGAGCGCCCAACCACCGGATAACCCGGGGTCGATGCCTAATATTGATGTGTGCTGTTTCACGACAGCAGGTCCGCCACGCCACGGGGTTTGCCCACTTTGCTTGACGCTTGATGCTGCGCCACCCGCTCCAGCTCTTCGGCGTCATACCGGACAGTTTCCGGCACCCAGTCCTCCGGGCGCAGCAAGATGCCTTCGAGCCGCGCCACGGCTTTGATGCGCTCAATCTGAAATGCAGGGATCAGGCCATCGCTGCCATACGGCCGCTTGTATTGCCAGCGGTAAACGCTGATGCGGTTCACGCCAATTAAGGAAGCAAGTTTCGCTTCGCCACCGAAGCGCGCAATGACTTTTCTGGCTTGGTTGTAGGTCGGGAAGCCAAACTGCCCGCTGTTTCGCACGCCTGCCATGATCAGTGTTTCCCTCGAATCTTGTTGCGGTATGCGGATCCGCAGACCGTGTTCATGAGGGCATTGTGAGGGAATGTTATGGAAATCGCAACATGAATCGTGATGTGTTGCGAGGACGCCACAAGCTATAGGGCGATGCGGCTCAGTGGTTGAAGTTTGGGGTTGCTTTTTGCTTGATTCGTTGTTACAGCAACATCGTGGGTTGATACTAAAAATCGACTCGCAATGGCGAGAACTAGCGTTGACTGGACAGGGCGAACCATGAGCACCATCGTTGAAAGTGTTGGCGTTGAGGCCGACACAAGGTGGTTCCAAAACCGTATTGCTGACGTGCGATTGTCCCAACGGCGCGTTGCAAAGCATCTGGGCCTGGATCCTGCAGCGGTGAGCCTGATGATCCGGGGAAAACGCAAGATGAGCGCCGCTGAAGCCGCTGAATTGGCCCGGTTGCTCGGGGTTACAGTCAACGAAGTGATGCGCCATGCAGGGATCGCCAGGGTTGAGTATTTTGAGGGCGGCCCGGTGAAAGCACCGCCATCGCCACCCTTGCCGCCGGCTGAAAGCGCCCCGGCAACGGCGGGTGGCGCTGAAACATTGGATTTGCCTGTGCCGATGTCCGATGGGACCACCGCCCTCGTGCGCATCCCGCGCAAATTGACCAAGGCTGACGCTGACCGGATCGCCGCGGTTGTGCAGGCGTTGGCGATGCCGTGACCTTACGAAAAAATGTCCGGGGCTAACGGATGCACGTACAGGCCTCGCGCAATCTTGTTGATTTTGCCCAGTTGCACCAAGCGCGTCAGCAATGCACTGATGTTTGGGGTGCGAACGTTTGCCGAGTATTCCTTGGTAATTCGGCGGTACAAATCCATGAACGTGACCGGTCCAAAGGCGCGCCAGACTTCGTATTCGACAATGTATTCCATTGGGCGGTCCCAACGGCGCAGGTTGTTGTAGGTAAACGGTTTGGGTGCTTGCATAAAAGCCTCGATAATTTAAACGAAACTACACTATACATTGTTTTTAATACTTGTGTACGTTTACACCAGCGCGCCAATGGCTGGCATTCTGTTTTGAGGCAGTTTTCTAAATCGCTAAAACCGGAATAGAAACGCTAAACCCAGCATCCATGCGGGTTTGCGGGCGATTCTGGGGTTTCGCTCTGTTTCTACTTTGAGTTTGGGTTCAGCCGTGGAGAGTGGTGGGCGTGTTGTGTGAGTGACAACCACCGGGCGTGAGAGGATGTTACAGTAACAGTGTATTTAATAGTTACTGGTTTACTGGTTTTTTCTTAGAAATCTAGAGAGATATCAAATAAACCTTATGAATCAAGGACTTACGCTTTCTAGATTGCGTTCTGTTTTGATTCTGTTTCTACGGATCGTTGAAAAGGGCGGCCCCTCCCTAGCAGGTGGGGGTATCTCACAGGCCGGTGGGGATGATAGGGTTTGAGGATGCCCGCTAAGGGGGTTTATAGGCCCGTGGAGGGCTTCGCGTGATAGGGCCGCTACCTTACCTATCTGAGGGGGTGAGAGGGGCTGTAGGGCCTTTTAAACGGTTTTGAGGTTTGCCCCGTTGGCGGGTCGATGTTGTGGTCAGCGGGCGATAGGGCGATTGTGTTGTTACTGCAACAATTCGCCCCTCCCTTGACTGCCCGCTGACCGGATGTGCCGATGTTACGGGCTCGGGTTTGGGTTGATAGGGTGAAGGTGTTGTTACTGTAAATTAGTTGAGGGTCGGCAATGTTGCGCTCGGATGCTTGGCAATCGATACGCGCGGCAATGCTGCGCTGATCAACCCCGCCCGGATGTGCAGAGCGTGAAAAAGGCCGCGCAGGGCGGCCGATGGTTTGGTGGGCTTGGGGTTGATAGGGTCAAGCGCTGCGCAACAAGGCGCGGCACAGATCGTCGCCTTCGTCCTTGTCCATCAGATCGTCAAAACAATCGACGTAGCCCGGATATTGCGCGTGCGTTTTGGGTAGTAGCACGCCCGTCCCCTGCCGTTTTGTCTGCACGATAAGACCTGCGCGCGTCAGGCATGCGGTGTAGTGTTTGGACTCATGCAACACGCGCGAAGCGGTTTGTGTGTTTGGTGTCATAGTGTTGTGCTCCGGTTGGTTGTTGCGGGGCTAAGCGCTAATGTAGTAACGGCAGTCTGACACTTGCCGAGCCGGTGCAAGGTCCGCTCGGTAGGGTAGCCGAGAGTCTGCGCGTAGGCACCGCGCAGCTCGAGGGCACTCGGCCGCCCGAACGCACCCCGCAAGCGCGGTCCGCTTACCGTTGATCACTGCGTGGAAACTTCCGACGATCTTGATACCGTTCATTTTTGCCTCCCAGATCAAAGCGGGTAAAACGGCCATCCGGCAATCAAGCATCCGTAAACGATGCCGGTCGCAATCACTGCGGCCCATTCGAGTGCTTTTTTCATTCTTAAGCCCCTTTGGTTATTCATCAAACCCGAAGTTTTTCAACTCTTCGGCGGTCATTTCCTCAAGGCAAAGCAGCCACAAATCGCCATCCTGATGCAAAATGAAAAGCCGGCCGGTATCGTCGATGTGGGTGGCGCTCTGTAAGATGGAATTCCAAGCGTCCCAGTAACTATCGGCGTCAGGATTGGCGCAAGTTTGCCGCGCCCATTCCGATATCCCCTCAAATTTTGTCAGGTCGCATTCGGCAACAAAATCGCGCGGTATAAAGCCGCCACGGCTTGAGTCTAATAGTAAATTGATGCGGTCCATAATGTTCCCTTGTTTGACTGTAGCGACACGCTCTCGCGTGTTTCGGCCCCCGTCACAGGGCCATCGTCAGGCTACGGGTGGTCAATAATCAGCCAGCAAATCGCGAATTTGGCGCAAAGTGTCCGGGGAGAAATGCTTGCGCAGTGCGCGTGCGGTATCGAGGCATGCTTTGTACGTGTTGAGGGCCTTGATTGAGTCGGACGAGTAGCCGAAGTTGTCGCACCAGTCATCGAAGTTTTCGTCCGCGGCGCTTGCGTCCAAGATAAGCGAGTTCAAAACGTCCGCGACCTTGGGGGCTTTGGGCCTGCCCTTGGCGCGCAAACCCAAACCGGTGAAATAGTCGAACGAGTGAAAGCCGGCTTTGCTCGAGATAGTCACGCGCCACTGGTCAACGGTGCGCGGTGTTTTTTCGTCCCACTTGCTTGGCACTTCTGCGACGTATTTGATAGCGACGGGCAAGGCTTCGAGCGCGTCAATGGTGTCGAGTGTTTGCATGATGTTTCCGTGTGTTGTGATGTTACGGTGATGAGACTATAGCATCATGTTACGGCTATTGCAACATGATGTCGAAAAAAATTTTGCGGGCGTTGTTCTGAGCGCTAGTGTCTGCGCCATGCAACCCGTCCCGAGCCCGCAATCACTCTCTATATGCGTCAGTGACTCGCAAGCGATCACTGATCGCGTAATCAGTCAGATACTTGACGGCGCGCAGCTGAAAGCGGCTGTGAAAAGTGTGGGATTGACGCATCAATCTTTCTTTAGATTGCTCGCTAAAGACAAGGCGGCCGCGGCTGCTTATGCTCGAGCGCAAGAGATCCGCGCAGACATACTCGCAGACGAAGCGCTGCACATTGCCGACAGTGAGGACGATGCGGCAAAGGCCCGCAACCAGATCACAGTAAGGCAGTGGCTCGCGTCAAAGCTCTACGCAAAGCGGTACGGGGATCGTATCGATCTAAACGTCACGCAAACAATTGATATCGGATCGACGCTTGCTGAAGCGCGCGCCCGTTTGCTACCTGCCCGCGACCTGAGCCAAGTCATTGACGCGCAAGTCATTGATTCGCAAGGACAAAACGACACAAAGCCTCGCGATAATCAATCACTGAGCGGCCCGGGCGCGGTCGAACCTGACATTTTCAGTTGATTGACGGATGGGACCCATTCTCGGACGGGGGGTGCGGGTGGGGGGTGGGGGCAAAATTCGCGGCCGCGCGTGATTGACGGGGTCCCTACGGCAGCAAAATTTTTTAAAAATTTTCGCCAAGAAAGGTTGTTACACCAACATGGCCAAGCAACAAGCCCTATACACAGCCGAACAAGAGCAACAGCTCATGATGGAGCTGTGGTCCCCCGAGATATACAACTCCCCCCTCAACTTCTCCCTCTTCGCGTTTCCCTGGGGCCGCCCCAACACGCCCCTCGAACACATCAAAGGCCCACGCGGCTGGCAACGCGAAACCATGGAAGAGATGACCCGCCACATCAAAGCCAACGAATTGCGCAAAGCCCAACGCGCGCTGATGGAGATGTGGCGATCAGCGGACGCCAGCGGCCGTGGAATTGGCAAAAGCGCCTTAGTCAGCATGCTCACCCTTTGGTTCCTCTCCACGCGCCTGGGCTCGACCACGATCATCACAGCCAACACCGAACAGCAGTTGCGCTCTCGCACCATGGCGGAACTCGGCAAGTGGACCGCAATGGCGATCAATTCCCACTGGTGGGAGCCGCAGGCCATGAGCCTAAGACCCGCCGAGTGGTTTGGCGAGGCAGTCAAACGCGATCTGAAAATTGACCTTGGTTACTGGTACGCAAGCGCCCAGCTTTGGTCAGAAGAGAACCCGGATGCATTCGCAGGCATCCACAATCACCATGGCGTGATGCTGATCATGGACGAAGCATCAGGCATTCCGAAACCCATCTGGACCGTGTCGGAAGGCTTCTTTACCGAGCCCATCCCGGACCGTTACTGGTTTGTGTTCTCCAACCCCCGGCGCAACTCGGGCGCGTTCTTTGAGTGCTTCCACAAGGACCGCAACTTCTGGCGGTGCAGAAACATCGACTCAAGAACGGTCGAGGGCACGGACCGTGGCACGTTCGACAAGATCATCGCGCAGTATGGCGAGGACAGCGACGAAGCGCGCATTGAGGTCAAAGGCGAGTTCCCCAACAAGGGGGCCAACCAGTTCATCGGCAAGGACGTGGCGTATCAAGCCAGCATCCGCGACGCCATCCCGGATCCCGGAGCGCCCCTCGTCATGGGGGTGGACGTTGCGCGCTTTGGCGAAGACAAGTCGGTCATCGCTTGGCGCAAGGGCCGCGACGCCCGCGTGCTCCCGTGGCAGAAGTTCAAAGGGTTGGACACGGTGCAACTCGCGTCAACGGTGGCGGACTTGGCCGGCAAGCACAATCCTGCGGCGATCTTTGTGGACGGCAATGGCGTGGGCGGCGGAGTGGTCGATAACCTGAAAGCCTGGGGGTACAAGGTGGTGGAAGTGCAGATGGGGTCCAGCCCCTCCGACTCCGACACTTATTACAATAAGCGGGTGGAGATTTGGGGTCGATTGCGGGAGTGGCTGGGAACAGGAGCCATCCCGAAAGACGACAGCGAACTGATTACGGATCTGATCAGCCCCGAGTACAGCTACCATCCGGTGAGCAACAAGTTGCAGTTGGAAGGCAAGGACCACATGAAAGCGCGTGGTCTGGCCAGCCCCGACGCGGCCGAAGCCCTGGCGTTGACGTTCGCGCAACCGGTGGCGCGGGTGGACGCGGCCCACTCCCGCAACAACAGCCACAGGCGCAACACTGTTGCGCGTGACACTGACTATGCTATATTGAGATAATCGCACCATTGTGGGAGTGCTGCCGTGTCATTCATCGGGAAAGCCGTAAAAGGCATTGGCCAAGCAATCGGCTTGGTGCCGAAAACGCCACAGATGTCGGCCATCCCCACGCTTCCGATGGTGGCCAATACGGATTTGGTGACATCTTCGGCTATGGATGTGGCGGCTCAAACCATGGCGGGAGGGCTGATGCGCGGGCGCACCAGCACATTGCTGACGGGTGGCGATGGTGACACCGAAGACCAGAAGTACACGTCGAAAGTATTGTTAGGGCAATAATGGCTACTGCCGCCGCTGCCGCTTCAGGAACGCTTCCGGTTGGCGAGAGCGCCGAGAAGTCTCCGTTTTCCAAAGCGCAGACCCAAGCCAAAGACGAACGACCCAAAGGAAACCGCGCCAATGAATTGGCCGGCGAACTTTTGCGCGATTTCAGCGTGTGGGAAGGCAAGCGCGGGATCTGGGAAAAGCATTGGGAAGAAGTGGCGCAGAAGGTTCTGCCCTACTACTCGACCAGCTTTTACATCCAGGGGAACATGGTCCCCGGCGTTAAACGCAACGCCGAGATGTACGACACGACCGCCAACGCTGCGCTGTGGAAATTCGCTGCGGCGATGGAGTCAATGCTCACGCCCGCCAACAACAAGTGGCATCGGCTGCGGCATCCAGACATGAACCTGATGAAACGCCGCGACGTGCAGTTGTGGTTCGATCAGGTCAATGACGCAATGTTCTTTTACCGGTACTCGCCAAGAAGCGGGTATCAGGCGAACCAGCATGATGGTTATGTGAGCCTCGGCGCGTTTGGCACCGGGTGCTTGTTCACGGATGAGTACAACGATCCGCTGCATCCGCAGATGCGCGGCCTCAGATACCGCAACGTGCATCTTGGCGAGTTGTTCTTTGCGACCAACTTCCAAGGGCAGGTGGATAAGGTTGGCCGTCGGTTCAAGATGACGCTGCGCCAGATCGCGCAGAAGTGGCCGGACGGGTTGCCGGAGAGCTACCAACAGCAGCTCAAGGACAAACCCGAGAACGAAGTCCAGATCATCCACATCGTTAAGCCCAATCCGAGCTTCGATCCCAAAGCCGCCAACGCTAAGGGTTACCGGTACGCCAGCTATTACATCCTGCGCGAAGCCGTTCACTTGCTGCATCAGGGTGGGTATCGGTGCATGCCCTACTCGACCAGCCGTTACATCACGGCACCGGGCGAGTTGTATGGCCGCAGCCCTGCGATGAACGTGCTGCCCAACATCAGCGTCATCAACGAAGAGAAGAAGACTGTTCTGAAGCAAGGCCACCGGACTGTGGATCCTGTGCTGCTTGCTTATGATGATGGGGTGCTGGACGGGTTCAGCCTAAAACCGGGCGCGGTGAACTACGGCGGCGTGAATGCTGACGGCCGGCCGTTGGTTCATGCGTTGCCTGTGGGCAATCTGGCCGTTGGCAAAGAGTTGATGGACGACGAGCGGCTGGCGATCAACGACGCTTTCCTCGTCACCCTGTTCCAGATCTTGGTGCAGACGCCCCAGATGACCGCCACCGAAGTGCTGGAGCGGGCGCGGGAAAAAGGCGCGTTGCTGTCTCCGACCATGGGGCGGTTCCAGAGTGAGAGCATCGGGCCGCAGATCGAGCGCGAGTTTGATTTGCTGATGTGGCAAGGGTTGATCCCGCCCCCGCCTCCCGCATTGGTTGAGGCTGGCGCAACGTACATGGTGGAATACGATGCGCCGCTTAACCGCGCCATGCGAGCGGATGAAGCGGCCGGCACAATGCGCACGTTCCAGTGGGCGGCCGAGATTGCCGCTCAGACGCAAGACCCAAGCGTCATGGACTTCTTCGATACGGACGCGATCATTCCTGAGTTGATGCAGATCAACGGAGCGCCGTTTCGCTTCATGCGCGACCCTAAGCAGGTGGAGCAACTCAGAGCCAATCGCCAACAGGCGCAAGCGGCCGCTCAACTCACGCAAGCGTTGCCCGGGATTGCGGCGCTTCAGAAAGCATCCACACCTGAAGGCAACGCCGGGTTCACTGGCCAGCCCGGATGACGAAAACGACCGAAGCCCAACGGTTCCTGGCCGAGCGCCGAACCGATTACATCAAAACCTTCGATACGCCGCATGGGGCGAAAGTGCTGGCGGATCTGGCCAAGTTCTGCCGCGCGCAGGAGAGCACGTTTCACCCGGACGCCCGGGTGCATGCGTTGGCGGAAGGCCGCAGAGAAGTTTGGTTGCGCATCGCGCAGCACATGAACCTGTCCGAAGAAGACTTGTGGCGCGCGTTTGGCGGTGCGCCCGTAACGATTTCCAAACCCACTCAACAGGAGTGATCCGTGTCTGAAGCAATCGCCCCCACCGAAGGTGGACAAGGCGTGGCATCCCCCGCCGCGCCGACATCCAGCAGCGCAGCTCTTGCCGCAACGGCAACCCCAGCAGCCCCGACCAGCCAGCAACTTTCGCCCGCTCCCGCGCCCGCGGCGCCGGCAGCCGCGCCGAGTTGGTTGCAAGGCGCTGACGAAACCACGATTGGTTATGTCCAGAACAAGGGCTGGACAGAACCGTCTCAGGTGTTGGACGGGTACCGCAACCTTGAGAAACTGCTTGGCGCGGACAAGGCCGGCAACGCGGTGATCATCCCGAAAGCCGACGCCGACCCCAAAGAATGGGGCGCGGTGTTTGATCGGCTTGGCCGCCCGACCGGGCCAGATGGGTACAAAGTCGAAGTGCCGCAGGGCGGCGACCCGAACATTCACAACGCTTCGCTGGCCAAGTTCCACGAACTTGGGCTGACCAAAACTCAGGGCGAAGCGTTGATGGGTTGGTATAACGGGCTGGTGGAGCAATCGAGCCAAGCGACCGAAGCCCAGCGGCAGGCGGAATTCCAGCAGCAAGACGTGGCGCTCAAGACCGAATGGGGTCAGGCGTACACCCAGAACTTGGCGCAGGCGCAAGCCGGGGCGCGTGGTTTGGGATTGGACTCGGCCACCATCGACAAACTGTCCGACGCTTTGGGGCACAAAGCCACCATGAGCCTGTTGCAGAAAGTCGGGGCTGGGATGCGCGAGGACAGCCTTGTTACATCCGACAGCACGTCCGGGTTCAGCAATGCGCTCACGCCGGGTCAGGCCAAAGCGCAGATCCAGTCGTTGATGCAGGACAAGGATTTCACGACCAAATACATGTCCGGCAACGCGGACGCACGCGCCAAGATGGAAGCGCTGCATCGTTACGCCTACCCGGAGACTTAAAGCATGGACGCTGAGATCCGGTTGGGCTGCCTAAAACTGGCCGTTGATTTAGCCAAACCCACGGGGGATTATTCACCCGAGCGTGTTGTGAATATCGCAAACGTGCTGTACACTTTTTGTCAAACGTCGCCACCCCCGGAAACGGAGGTGGATACAGCGGACAAGCCGAAGACCGGGCGTTCACGCAAAAACGTGGACATTCTGAGTTAAAGCCCCGCGCCAGACTGACGTATCTGGCCCCTCTCCTACGAGGACAAGCCAAAGGCGAGCAGCGGCCTCTAACCGCAGCGAATCTTTGTCAACTTCTCGTAGGAGAACACCATGTCGGTGAACGTCAATACCGCGTTTGTACAGCAGTACAGTACAAACATTATGATGCTGCTTCAGCAGCAGGGCTCGCGACTGCGCAACGCAGTCATGAACTACAGCTTCGTCGGCAAAGCCGCCTCGATGGCCGAGCAGTTCGGTCAGGTTTCGCCGGTTCGTAACCAGTCCCGTCACAGCGATACCCCGCTGATCTCGACCCCCCAGGACAAGCGCTGGATTTACCCCAATGACTATGACTGGGCTGACCTGATCGACAATCAGGACAAGCTGCGCATGCTGATCGACCCGTCGGGTCCGTACACCATGGCCGGCGTTTGGGCGATGGGCCGCGCCATCGATGACGAAATCATCAGCGGTTTCCTCAACGCCAACAACACTGGCGAAAACGGCACTGTCTCCACCAGCACGTTGTACGCTTACAACAGCAACAGCCAATCGGTTCCCGCCATCACCGGCGCTGCCGCGGCTACCGGTCTGAACATCGCCAAGCTGCGTCTGGCCAAGCGTAAGTTGTTGGAAGCCGATCTGGACGTGGACAACGACCAGCTCTTCTGCGTCATCAGCGCCAAGCAGCACGATGACTTGCTGAACGAAGCTCAGGCCGTGTCGCTGGACTACAACACCAAGCCTGTGCTGGTGGATGGCAAGATCACCCAGTTCATGGGCTTCAACTTCATCCACTCCGAGCGTATCCCGGGTGCGCCTAACTTTAACAGCGCGATCAACCCCGCAATCACGTCGGCCGACTCGGACGGTTCGTACGTCGCCGGCACCCGCTGGATGGTTCCTGTGTTCGCCAAGAGCGGTATGGCGTTGGGCATGTGGAACGACGTGCAGGCTTCGGTGGATCGTCGTCCCGATAAGCGCAATTCCTGGCAGGTGTATGTGACCGGCACCTTCGGTGGCGCTCGCCTCGAAGAGAAGCGCTGCGTCCTCATCAACTGCAAGTAAGGAGTGACGTAACATGCCAGCTTATCTTTCAACTGACCTGACCGGTAGCGCGAACCAGACTTCGGTTCCTACAGGTTACAGACCCGCCGCGACTGTTGTTGGCGCGCGTCTGAAGCGTCTGCGTGGCTTGTTCACGCTGGCCACGCAAACCACTTCTGACACGCTTGTCATCGGCAGCCTGCCTGCCGGCGCGACCTTTGCCTACGGCAAGATCACGTCTTCCGTGTCTCTTGGTACGTCCACTGTTGCAATCGGTATCACCGGCACCACCGGCAAATACCGCACTGCGGCTGTGTTAACGACCGCTGACACGCCGACGGATTTTGGTAACACCGCACAGGTTGGCGCGTCGCCATTGGCCGCTGAAGAGCAGGTGTTTGCCACCATCGCTGTCGCGTCGCTCCCCGCGTCCGGCACTTTGGTGATCGACCTGTACTACTCAATGCCCAACTGATGAAGCCGGGGCCGGAAGAAATATCCGGCCCTTCTTCCATAGCAGGAGAAACAAATGGCCTACTATTTTGGCATCAACGTTGGAGCGGGCGTCACCGATGGCGTGACCGAAAACGCCACCACGACTTCCAAAGACGTTGAACTGGTGATCAACACCAACGCCAACGTCCCCAACCGCGAACAACTCGCGCTCGCCGCTCAAGCCCTGATTGATTACGTCATGGGTAAAGCTGCGAAGAACTGGTGAGGTCGTAAATGCCTAATCGCCGCGCTGATGACACCGCATACACGTTGCTTTCTAATGGCAGCGCCACTGGCGCAGCAGTAATGATTAGAGGCGGCTCCTACATTGTGCAGTTTAGCGGCACGATTAGTGGCGCAACTGTTAGTTTGCAAATTCAGGATGGCAATGGCTCGTGGGCGGATGTTGAGGTCTTCACGGCCAACGCCATTCGCTACACTGTTTTGCCCAAGGCCCAGACTGGCGTCGTGCTTCCTGCCGGGAACGTTCGTTGCGCTTTGACCGGCGGCTCACCTTCCGGCATCTACGCATATCTGGTCGGTTTAGGTTAACTGAGAGGCCGCCATGGCGACACTTAACGCAGGTTCAAGCACCAACTCTTTTCTTGGGTATGGGCAGACGATCACGTTGACCACGACGCACAACGTCAATGGCCGTTGGTATTTCATCTCGCAAAACACCGAGCTTGTTGGCCCGGGCGGCACGGGGCATCAATTTGGCCCGTTACCATATTCCGATGTGATCGGCCCGTTTGCTTACCCGGGCACGGTATACATTGAAAACTACGCCGGTTCTGCGGCAGTTGTGACCTACACGGTCAACAACGGCACCGCGTACCCGGGCAACTTCACTACCGTTTCCGCGTCAAGCACGATTGCCGGACCTGTCAGCGCGACAACGTTGGCGGCTTCAAGCACGGTGTCGGGCGCTGGGTTCAGCACTTACCTTGCCGCGCCGCCTTCTATTGGCACGACGACGCCGGGTATTGTCAAAACCAGCAACCTGCAAGCGACGTACACCGACAGTTCCGGCACGCCCGGCAACGTCACAAACAACAGCCCGCGTGGCCGGGCGGCGTTTGCTGCGGCCGGGTCGTCCGTTGTTGTGACCAACTCGCTGGTGGCGGCAACGTCAACAGTGCTGGTGTCGCTTGGCGGTTCAGACGCCACGCTAACCAGTGTTCGGGTAACGCCTGCTGCCGGGTCGTTTACGGTCACCGGTAACGCGGCAGCCACAGCCACTACGGTGTTTGACTTCCTGGTGGTGAACTAATGGCCCAGACCGTCGTCGATTGTTGCAACAGCGCGCTTCAGCGCGTTGGTGCGACTACGATTACGAGTCTTTCGGACAACAGCCCGGAAGCTCGCGCATGCTCTGTCGCGTACGAAAGCAATCGTCGCGACGAGCTGCGCAAGCACCCGTGGAACTTTGCCATCAAACGCGCCGTGCTGGCCCCCGATACCACGGCCCCAGCGTTTGATTACACCTACGCATTCACGTTCCCAAGTGACTGCGTTCGGTTGCTGCGCCCCGCGACCCCTGGCCTTGATTGGCAGATCGAGGGCGGCAAGATCCTGACCAACGACAGCGACACGCTTTACATCCGCTACGTCGCGGACATTACTGACCCGACGCAATGGGACGGCAGTTTTTACAACGTCGTTGCCGGCGCGCTGGCCGTTGACATCTGCGAACGCTTGACCCAGTCCAACACCAAAAAGCAGTTTTTGATGCAGTTGTACGAAGGCGACGTGCGGATGGCGCGGCGCATGAACGCTTTCGAGTCAGGCCCGAAAGATGCGCCTGACGACGATTGGTGGATTGCGAGGTTGTAATGCCCCGCGCCACATGGGTCCAAAACAGCTTTAACGCCGGCGAGTGGTCGCCACTTACCTATGGCCGGTCAGACATCGCCAAGTACAAGAACGCTTTGGCGACGTGTCTCAATTACGTGCCGACGGCGCAAGGCGGCCTAACGCGCCGACCCGGAACCAAATACGTCGCCAACACCAAGAGCAACCAGTCCGTGCGGCTGGTGGCTTTTGAGTTCTCAATTACTCAGGCGTATGTCCTTGAGTTCGGACCGGGCTACGTCCGGTTTTATCTCAACGAAGGCCAGTTACTCAGCGGCGGGTCGCCATACGAAGTCGCCACCCCGTACACCGCGGCCGATCTGTGGGATCTCGCGTTTACGCAGTCCGCCGATACGCTCTACATCGCCCACCCGAACTACAAACCGCGCAAACTTCAACGCGCCGGGGCGTTGTCGTGGTCGCTCAACATGATCAGTTTTTGGGACGGCCCTTACCTGATCCTAAATTCAAGCGCCACGACGTTGACCGCTAGCGCCACGACCGGGTCTGTCACGATCACGGCAAGCGGCACGACCGGGATCAACAACGGCGCGGGTTTCACAAGCAACGACATTGGCCGATTTATCCGGTTGAAGGTCGGGGCGAGTTGGGGCCACGCTATGATTACGGCGGTTGGCAGCACGACCAGCGTCACGGCGACGGTGAACAGCGCCATTGGCGGCACCACGGCGTCAAGCGTGTGGCGGTTAGGCGTGTGGTATGGCGTGGAAGGTTCCAGCGCCACGGCCAACTACCCGCGTTGCGTTGTGTTCAACCAGGACCGGTTGGTGTGGGCGGGCAGCGCGCAGTACCCGAACCGCATCGACGGATCCAACACCAGCGATTACGAGAATTACGCGCCAAGCAACGTTGACGGCACGGTGGTGGATAGCAACGCGCTGTCGTTCTCGTTGAACTCAACCAAGGTCAACGTCATCAACTGGATGGTGACTGACGAGTGGGGATTGCTTGCCGGCACCGCCAGTGGTGAATGGGTGATCGCCGCCTCGACCCAACAGAACGCTGTGACGCCCACCAACGTCACGGCGAAAATGACGACCGCTTACGGCGGCACAAACGTGCCCCCGATCAAGATGGGCAAGTCCACGCTCTTTGTGCAGCGCACCAAGCGCAAGCTGCGTGAGATGAGCTACCAGTTCACGCTTGGCACGTTCCAAGCGCCGGACATCTCGCTTGTGTCGGAGCACCTTACCAAAGGTGGCATCAAGCAGATGGCGGCGCAGCCCGCGCCTTACCCCAACATCTGGATCGTGCGATCCGATGGCGTACTGGTCGGCGTCACCTACGACAAAGAACAGGAAGTGCTTGGCTGGCACCAGCACAAGCTTGGCGGGTTCTCAGACGCCGCGCAGACCTTGCCGCCTGTTGTTGAAAGCGTCGCCGTCATTCCGTCGCCCAGCACCGACCGTGACGCCGTGTGGTTGTCCGTGCAGCGCTACGTGAACGGTTCGGTCATCCGCACGGTCGAACTTATGCAGAAGTTTTGGGAAGACGGCGACACGGCTTCCGGCGCGTATTTTGTGGATTGTGGTGCGACGTATTCGGGTGCGGCAACGACAACGGTGAGCGGCCTGACGTGGCTGGCTGGTCAGACAGTGAGCGTGCTCGCGGACGGGTCTGTGCATCCGACGTGCGTGGTGAGCGGCGCAGGCGTGATCACGCTTTCGCGCAGCGCCAGCGTGGTGCAAATCGGCCTTGGCTACAACAGCACAGGCAAGACCATGCGTATTGAAGCCGGTGGCGCGGATGGCACGGCGCAAGGCAAGTTCAAGCGCATCCATCGAGCCATTTTCCGTTTCTTCCAGTCAGTGGGCCTTAACGTTCAATCGACGGGCGGCACGGCGTTTCCTGAGCCTTTCCGCACCAGCGCCGATCTGATGGACAATCCCGTGGCGCTCTACACGGGCGACAAGCGTTGGGCGTGGGACGGCAGCTACGAGCTGGAAGGCCAAGTGACGTGGACGCAATCCGACCCGTTGCCCAGCAACGTGCTGATGGTTGTGGCGCAACTTGAAACGCAGGATGGCGGATGAACGTTATCCCATTCCGCGCTGAGCATTTTTGGGGCATGGACGTTCAGCCGGCCCAGGCGTACGTGCGCGATTACGTCACCGAAAACGACATCACGGCATTGGAGAAGACGCAATCCTTCACAATTGTTGAAGGCGAACGCTTGCTTGCGTGCTTTGGATGGATACCGTTGTACCCCACCCGTGCTAGTCTTTGGGCGTGTATATCCGCCGCATCAGGCCCGCATTTTGTCGGCATTACGCGCATCGCCAAGCAATTGATCCACGACCTACCGTTTCGCCGTCTCGAAATGGAAGTGGACTGCGAGTTTGAGCAGGGGCACCGCTGGGCCAAGATGCTGGGTTTTGAATTGGAAGCTGAACGTTTGCGCGGGCTTCGCATGGATGGTGGCGACAGCGCCCTTTACGCGAGGATTTTGCCATGACCGACGTAAGCCGTGTTTGCAGCAAGAACGAAAGCATTGCCCGGTTGGAAACGGCAATGATGGATTTGCCGCAGGTCGATTGCCCGGTTCGGCACTACTTTGCCCCGGGGCTGTACGCGCGCGAGATCACGATACCCAAGAACACAGTTCTCACGGGGGCCGTGCATAAGACAGAAAACCTTGCGGTTCTGTCCAAAGGCAAACTGAGATTAGTGACGGATGACGGGACGGTGGAGATTTCCGCGCCGCATACGGTCCGTGTGATGCCGGGGCAGAAGAACGCCGCGTATGCGCTGGAGGATTCGGTTTGGACCAACTTTTTCCCAACGACGGAAACCGACCCGGACAAGCTGGTTGAACTTCTCACCTTCTCCAAGTCGTCGGACCTGATCGGTGGGGACACCAATCAACAATTGCTGGCGGGCGCAGAGCGCCGCAAGGTTGAACAGTAATGGCCTTCGGGATAAGCGCAGCCACGTGGGCGATGGTAGCCGCTGGAACTGCGGCGGCCGGAACGTTGATGCAAGGCGCAAGCAACACGCAAGCAGCCGAATACAAGGCAAACGTTGCGCAACAAAACGCGCTTATAGCCCAACAGCAAGGCGAGGCGGCTTTCCAGGCGCAGCAACGCGACGCCGCTCGGCAAATAGGCCGCATGACGGCCCAATACGGCGCGTCCGGAGTGCAAACTGACGGCGGATCTCCGCTTGATGTGCTAGCAAATAGCGCCGCCATGGCTACGTTCGACGGTCTGACGTTGAAATACAACTACGCGCTGAGAGCTGCCGGTTTTGAAAATCAATCGTCTTTGGATACTGCGGAAGCCAAATCGGCAACCACTTCCGCATTGTTAAGCGCGGCGGCTACGGGAATTAAAGGCTACGGCATGTCAATGGGCTTTGGCGGGTCGTCTGTTCCTGGGCTCGGAGCGGGTGGCGCAGCGCCAATGGATGCGGGCATAACCGCATCGTCTTTTGCATAATCGGCGGGGCAACATGGCAGGCGTACAACCATACAACGACAACGTTACCGCGCAAGGAGCGTTGAACGTTCAAGCAAGCCCGAACGCTTTTGGCGCAAACGTTGGCGCGGCAATGCGTGAAGTCGGCGCGGCAGGGGCCGAGTACGCCGATGTGATGTACCGGAACGAGGTGCAAAACGACGTGACCAACGTCCACGTCGAGATGGCCAAGAAGCGCGCTGAGTGGCAACAGAAGTTGTCCGACATGGCCAATCAAACCCAACCGGGCGACGACACGCTGGCCCCTCGGGTTATGGACGCCATAACCCAAGACTTCGACCAAATGTCGCAGTCTTTGAAAACCCAGCAAGGCCGGCAGACATTTGCCCGCATGTCCGCGGACATGACTTCCATGTTTGGGCAAGAGGCGATTGGCATTCAATCCCGGTTGAATGGTGAGTTTGCCAAGAACCAGTACCTTGATCTGTCCAAGAGTTTGGGCAGCGTTGCAGCCAAAGATCACACGCAAACCGAAGATTTGGTGAAACAGGGGTTGGCGGCAATTGACGATCCGAATGGTCGGTTCGCCAAAATCCCAGAACCAACTCGCGAAGCGTTTCGACGCGCGATCCGCGAGGAAATTGAATACGATGCGGCCAAAGGTTTTGCCCGTCAGTATCCCAACGCTGTGCTCGGCAAAGTGCCCGGCGAAGTGCGCAGCGAAGTGCAAAACGCGGTGGCCAAGCCCCCAGCGGCGGGCCTGCCGCCCGATCTGAAAGCCAACACGGTCAAGCCGTATGACCAGGGCAAGATTGATTATGTCGCCAAGCGCGTGGCGCAGCCAAGCCCTTACGATCAGGCGTTCAAAGACGCCGCGCAGTTGTACAACCTAGACTGGCGCGAACTGAAGATGCGCTCCGTGGCGGAATCAAACCTCGATCCCACCGCCAAGAGCAGCCAGAACGCGGGCGGCATCATGCAGTTGACGCCGGAAACGGCGGCGCAGTTGGGTGTGGACCGCAACAACCCCGTGTCGTCCATCTTCGCGGCGGCAAAACTCATTGCCGGATACCGCACGCAAGCCGGTGGCGACATGTCCAAAGTGGACATGATGTACTACGGCGGCGCGGCGGGTACGGCGTGGGGGCCGAACACGAAACAATACGCCGCCAACCTTGCAGCCACTCGTGTCGCCGTTGGCCTTGGGACGGCTGTAGCTCCTGAGCAATTCGCCACGAGCCCAACTGCTGACGCTGGCAAAGCGCAAGATTGGGTAAAGCCTAAGACCGGCATCGGGTTCATCGACAACCTTCCTGCCGACAAGTTCTTCTCGATCCTCACGGAAGCTGAACACTACCAGCGCGCTTACGACGCGCAGTCTGAGCGGTCGCGGATTGAGCAGAAACATCAGCAACAGGCGGCTGCTGAAGCACAGATGAACTTGTACACGCAGCGCATCGTCAATCCAAATGCGGAGAATGGCGGCGCGCTGAGCGAAGTTGAAGTCGTCAGCAACCCGGATCTCAACTCGACTCAAAAGCAGCACATCATTGGCTACATGAGTCAGTTCTCCAGGGAAAAGCAGGCGAGCCGGGAAGCGAAAACAAACCCAGCCAATGTTCGGGAGCTGATGCTGCGCATCCACGCGCCCGACAATGACCCGGGCAAAATCTACAACAACGAGCCGATCTACGATGCCCTTTCCAAAGGCAACATCAGCACGTCCGAATTCGCGTATTTGAACAGGGAAGTGACTGAGCTGAAGAGTTCAAGCACCAATGGGTTTCGCCGCGATGTGAACAATTTGCGTGGCCAAGTGGCGCGTGCGCTCCAACAGAACATTCAGTTGCAAGCCATGGAGATGGCGTCGCCCGGAACCATTGCAGACATTTCCTACCGCTTTGACCGCGATCTCGAAAACAAAATTGACGAGTTGCGCAAAGAGAACAAAAACCCAAGCGTCTTGCTTGATCCGACGAGCCGCGACTATGCGTTGCGCCCCGGCCGATTGCAGCAATTTTTCCCCGGTGGCCAAGTGGTTTCGCAAGCGGCGGCCAACGTAGTGACGGCGCAGGCCGGTCAGCTCCCGACTTACAAAGACTACGAGAAGCTGGCAAAAGGCGACAGCTATACTGACCCGCAAGGTAACGTGAGGGTCAAACGATAATGGGCTGGCAAGACGACCCGATTGCTGTACCCAGCGCCCCAGCGCCCCAGCCGTGGGAGCAGGACGCCGTGGTGTTCCCGGCGCAAAAGAAAGTGGCGTCGGGTGTCCTCGAAGCCGCGCAAGCAGGCTATCAAGGATCGGCCACAGGTCTTGCCGTGCGCGGCAAGCTCCCCGACATCCAGCTCGATCCAACCCACAGCACGTGGTACGAACGTCTTGCCGCTGGGGCCACACAGCTTGCATCCGAATTTCCAATGATGGTGGCGGGCGGCATCGGCGGCACGGCTGCGGGCGCTGCCGCTGGCGGCGCGGCGGGGTCGGTGGTTCCGGTTGTCGGCAACGCGGCGGGCGCGGCCACGGGCGCGGTATTGGGTGGCGGTGCGGGTGCGTTTGCGCTTCCCGCTGCGATCCGCGAGAGCTACATCCAAGCGTACAGCAAAGGCGAAATCACTGGCAGCGCCGACTTCCTGAGCCGCGCGGCCATTGTGCTCAAGCACACAGGCAAAGAAGCCCTGGTCGGCGCGGCCACGGCAGGCGCGGGCAAGCTTGCGGGAATGGGCGCGCAAGCCGCTGGACTGGGGGCCAAAACCACGGGCGCGGCCGTTTTGGGCGCAGAAGGCGGCACGCTGGTTGTGGCCCCTGCGGCGCTTGAAGGCCGCCTGCCTGAACCACAAGATTTCACCGACGCGGCTATTTTGCTTGTCGGACTCAAAGGCGTTGGCGTCGCCAGCCGCAAACTGGCCGACATCTACGCCAAGACGGGCAAGACGCCCGTAGAAGTGATGGCCGACGCCAAAGCGGATCCGACCATCATCGAGGATTTGGGCGGCAAGCCTGCGGCAACAGCGGATGGCGTTGCAAGCTATTGGTTCACAGGAAAGAACGGTAAAGACTATCGTATTGAATACGACAACCGCGCTGAAGATCACCGCATAACAGCGTATGACAAGGCGGGCAACAAGGTCGGGGAGCTGGAGCCAGCTCCGCTAAACGGTGCTGTCATAACCAAAGAAGGCGGCGCACAAGCGGCGTGGATGAGTGTTGACGAAGCGCACCAGCGCAACGGTGTCAACACCGCGATGAACGAGGTTGCCGTCCGTGAAGTCCCCGGTTACACCAAAGAGTCGAACACCTTTACTCCTGACGGAAAAGCGTGGTTCGACGCCTCTGCAAATAGGACGGTTGAACTTCGCACCAAGCCCGCCGAGGCAAACGCCGCCATCCCCCGCGCCTACCGCGAGTTGGTTCGAGAAGAGAACGCACGCAATGCGGTGCCCGAGCCCAGCGCCGAGGCGGTCAAGTTCATGGACCGACCGTTTGCTGACGTGCCTCAGTTGCCCGGTGAACCCGTGCTGCCCACGCACGTGAACTACAACTACCTGAACGCGGCCGAGGACGTGAAGGGCGCGATGTCGCGCCTGTCCGAGCTTTACACGGCAAAGATCAACGAAGCCACTCGTGGCACCGTGCCGTGGGAACAGACCTACGCCGAAGCCCGGGCGATGTTTGAAAGTGCAACGGGTGAGAAAGCGCCGGAACTCGCGCTGGGCAACAACGACTACGCTAAGCTTTCGGCCGATCTGTACGCCCGCAAGCAACTGTTGATGTCCGGGGCCGAGCAGTTGATGGCCCAGCAGAAAGCCTACACCGAAGCGCGTGACTCGGGCTTGGCCACGGATCAAATGAAGCTGGAGTTGTTGGCGCAGATTGACCGGGTGGCGCAGGCGCAGGCCGCTGTGCGTGGCAGTCAGGCCGAGGTTGGCCGCGCGCTTAACATTCTGAAGTCCACCAACCGTGACAAAGCCTACTACGACGAGCTGACCAAGATCATTGACGGGCGTTTCGGTGTTGAAGGCAAAGTGGTTGGCGACGCCAACTTCAACACCATGGTGAACATGATGGGTCAGCTTGGCTCGCCCAAGGAAGCCCTCAAGTTTGCGGAAAAAGCTGCCAAAGCCACCACATGGGAAAAAGTTGTTGAGGCGTGGAAAGCCGGGCTGGTGTCGGGTCCGATCACGCAAGTCGCCAACATCCTGGGCAACACCACGTTCATGGCTACTCGCCCGCTGGTGGACGCTGTGGCCGTGGCTGTCGGCGGGATCCGTCGCAGCCCGGAAGCCATGTCGGCAGTTGAACCGTTGGCCCGTATCACCGGCAACATCCACGGCGTGATTGACGGCGCTAAGGTTGCGTTGGCTGTCCTTAAAAGCGGCGAGTTACCGGGCAAAACTGAAACTCATCGCATAGCGATTGAGGGCGCGCTTGGCGAAGCCATTCGCACACCGTTCCGTTTGCTTGGCGCGGCGGACGCATTCTTTCGCGTAACGAACGAGCGCGGTGAAGCCTACGCCTTGGCCACCCGTGAAGCTGTCAAAGAAGGGTACAACCCTGCGACCCGAGAATTTCGCGACCGTGTGGCCGAGTTGGCTACGAACCCGACCGACAAGATGGCCGAAAAGATCGCGGATGCGGGAATGCGCTTCACCTTCAATTCCCCGTTAGGCGAGAAAGGCCGCTCCATTCAAAACACCATCCGAACGCTGCATCTTGAATGGGCTGTGCCCTTTGTGCAGACGCCGGCCAACGTCGCCAAGGAAATGATGCGTCTGACTCCTGCCGCTCCAATCATCAAGGAGTGGCGTGAAGCCATCGCCAAAGGCGGCCCCGAAGCTGACAAAGCGGTGGCCGAAATGGTGATGGGCACGGCGGTTGGCACAGCGGTGTTTTCCTTTGCGTTGTCGGGCAACATCTCTGGCCAAGGCGACCCCGACCCGAGAAAACGCGCCACGCAGATGGCCAGCGGGTGGCAGCCCTATTCCCTCAAAGTTGGCGACACGTGGTACAGCTACCAGCGTCTTCAGCCTGTCGGCACGCTGATCGGCATGGCGGCGGATGCCGCCGCCGTGTGGGATCACATGGGTGAGGACGAAAGCGACAAGATCCCGAAGATCCTGTCCACCGCTTTTGCCAACGCCATCACCAACCAGACGTTTTTGCAAGGCATCACGAACATCGTCAACGCCATCTCCGACCCGCAGCGTTTCGGGCCGAAGTTTGTGCAGAACATGATCGGAAGTTTCGTGCCGTCTGTGGTGGGGCAAACGGCGTCAATGATGGACCCGTATCAGCGCGAGGTGTACTCGGTGCTTGATGCTGTGCAAGCCCGGATCCCTGGCGTGCGCGAAAGTTTGCTGCCCAAGCGCGATCCGTATGGCGAGCCCATCGCGGCCAAGGATCGCATGGGGGCAATCACACCGATCACGACTTCTGAAACCAGCACGGACAAAGTGCGCCTTGAAGCGGCGCGCTTGGGTGTTGGCGTTGCCAAAGCGCCTGACAGCATTGAGTTGCCAGCCGGTCGCGACAAGAAGTTGGGCAAGATCGAGCTTACGCCTGAACAGCGCGATGTATTTGCCGACAAAGCCGGTCGCACCGCGCATCAAATTCTGACCCAACTGGTCAACTCTCCATCGTGGGGCGCAATGCCGGACATGGCGCAACGAGCCACTATGGAACGGGTGTTTGAAGTAAGCCGCAAGATGGGCAAAGCCGCGGCTGTGCCACCCGAACAGATTGTCGAAAAGGCGAGGGAAATCTCGGCTGAGATCCAGCAAAGAATGCAGCCGGGTTCACTTTCGCAATGACCGGGATGTTGAGATAATCACACCAATCAAAAGGGTTCCGCAATGACTGTCAACACAACCACTTCCCGGGCCGACTACACTGGAAACGGTGTGACGACTGCATTCACTGTCCCGTTCTACTTTCTGGACAACACCCACATTGCGGTGCTGCGCACTGATGTGAGCACGGGTGTGATCACGACGCTGACGTTGGCGTCGGATTACACGGTGTCAGGTGCGGGAGTGTCGGGTGGCGGCACAGTCACTTGCACTGTTGCGCCAACCAGTTCACAAAAGATCAGCATCCTGCGCAACGTTCCGTTGACGCAGCTCGCGCACTACGTCCCCAACGATCCGTTCCCTGCCGCCACGCACGAACAGGCGTTGGATCAGTTGACCATGGAAGTGCAGCAGGTCAACGAAATTGCAAGCCGCGCGCTTACCTTGCCTGCCAACACTGCTTCGGGTACGGTGTCTGCGGCGCTGCCAACGCCGCAGGCCAATTCAATCATTGGGTGGAATTCGACTGGCACAGCGTTGCAGAACACGTCTGCGCAGTCCTTGGCCACCGTTGTGGCGTATGGCACAGCCAACTCCGACATTTTCACCGGGGATGGCACAACAAAGACTTTCACGCTAACCGGCAACCCGGGCACGATCAACAATCTGGACGTGTCCATCAGCGGCGTCACGCAGTTGCCCGTTACCGATTACACATGGACAGGTGGCACCACGCTGACATTTGTCGCTGCGCCACCCAGCGGCGCGAAAATCCTGGCGCGTTATGCGCAAGCATTGGCGCTTGGCACTGCGGACGCAGCCTCCACGCAATACATTCCTTCCGGTGCCGGCGCTGTAACCACCACCGTCCAAGCCGCGTTGCGGCGAATGGTGAGCGTGAAAGATTTCGGCGCGGTTGGGGACGGGGTAACCGATGACACGGCGGCGATTCAGG